TATGATGGAAGGCATCTCTGATGAGGACATGGCTGACATAAAAGCGGTAATGGAAGGTACAGCTTCTTTGCCTATGGATGCCAGTGATGAAGATATGGCTGAAGTACAAAGCGTTATGGAAGGTGAAGCTACAACGACTATGGCACAAGGCGGTATTACTTCTATGCCTAAAGCTTCTCAGATGAATGTACGAGAAGATGTAGACGGTATGATAGACCGCATGTATGAGATGGTTAAGAACAACCCAGAGGTAAAAAAGAAACTGGATGCTAAAGGTATTAAGATGGCAGAAGGTGGTTATGTAAAGGGTTACGCAGATGGCGGCTTTGAAGATGGCTCTGAACCTGACTTTTTATCAGGCTCTAATACGGGTCCTGTTCCTAGCTTTCTTTCAGGCATGGGTGCATTAGGTTTCTCCCAGACTTTAGGTGCTACACAAGGTTACTCAGGTCCTAGAGCTACAGAGCTTGTGGACTACTATAATCCTTCTACAGGTGCTACTATGCAGATTTCTGTATACTCTGACACTAAGCAGCCTGTAACTCCTGTCCCTCAAGGGTTTCAATTAGGTAAACCTCAAGTTCGTTCTCAGAGGGGTTCTGATGACGATGATGACGATGATAAACCACCAGCACCTAGATGGTACGATGACATAGAGTTTGGTGATTCTGAGTCTGTTTTAGAGTGGGCTAAGACACAGAAGGGTCCACCTTCCTTGCTGCGAGCTTCTGCTATCGGTGCTGCTGGTACAGTTAGTACTGTAGCAAACTTACGTGCTGCTGCTATACTAGAGAAAGCTAAGAATGGCGGTAAAGATAACAGCACTAGTACTTCTTTGAATGAACAAGCTAATGCTATGCAAGAAACGTATAGCCCTTTCGAGAAGTTTCTCTCTAAGATGTTTGGTGATTCAGGTGAAGTACAAGCTAAGTTTGCATCTTCGCAGGTAGGTATTAACTTGGCAGATCCTACTAAGAATACTATTGCGCCTACTCCACCAGAGAAAGACGATAAAGGCGGCGGTGGCTCCCCTAAAAATGATGATCCAATTGTTCCACAGCCCCCCACTGGTGGAGGAGGCGGTCAAGACAATAATCCAAACGCTCCTTCCCCACCTTCTGGTGGAGGAGGCGGTCAAGACAATAATCCAAACGCTCCTTCCCCACCTTCTGGTGGAGGAGGCGGTCAAGACAATAATCCAAACGCTCCTGCCACCCCTCCCGCCGAAACTATAGAACAAAAAATTTCTAGGGGTGGAGGATTTAACAAAGGCGGCTTGATGAAGAAACGAAAGTAAAGACTAACCATAATAACTATAAGGCTACCCAGCTACGGCTGGCCCCAACATAAAGGAACTAAACTATGGCACAACTAGAAAGTGTAGAACAACCAAAAGTAGCAGGATTTGTAGATTCTAATTACAGCAATGCTAATAAGAGACGCATTGAAGAAGAGGAAGCAGAACTTCAGAAGCTAGTAGATGGAGAGACTACTGAAGAAGATCAAAAAGTAGAAACCAAAGAAGCCTCTGAGGAAGAACCCAAAGACGAGAAACTTTCTGGTGAAGAACGTACATATAAGAAACGCTATAGTGATTTACGTAATCATTTAAATAAGCAGTCAGAAGAACTAAAGAAGCTAAAGACACAATTAGAAAATGCACAGGAACGTGGTGAGATACGTGCACCTAAGTCTGATGAGGACATTGCTAATTGGGCAGAGAAGTACCCTGATGTCGCAGCTATCGTTGAGACGATTGCAGAAAAGAAAGCTCAAGAGAAGTTTAACTTAGCTGAAGGGCGTCTACAAGAACTGGATCGTATGTCTGCAGAAGCAGAGCGTAACAAGAATGAAGATGCTATTCGTGATGCGCACCCTGACTTTGATGATTTACGAGAGAGTGATGCCTTTCATGATTGGGCTGGAGAGCAACCTAAGTGGGTACAAGATGCTATATACGAGAACAGTGATGATCCAAGATCTGTAGTTCGTGTTATTGATCTATATAAAGTAGATAATAATATGGACACTAAGTCTCGTAAGAAGTCTAGTAAAGAAGCCGCATCTGCTGTGGTCACTAAACGAACAACTAAACCTGAATCAAACGACTCAGCAGGACGATTCAGTGAATCTCAAGTTAATAGCATGTCTGTACATGAATATGAAAAGAACTCAGATGCTATTATGGAAGCTATGCGCACTGGTAAGTTTGTCTACGATATGACAGGCGGCGCACGGTAAATTAAAAATTGTTATTGACAACCTATATTTAGTAAGTATAACTATAGGTGTTATATGAGTATAGTACAAGCCTCTGAAAAGACTACCTTGTATTATACTCAACTCACTAAGCTAAAAACTAATAAGTTAAGACTTACCTGTTAGAATAGGCCCGTTGTTTTGTTGGTTGGCCGACTGACATAATATACGCACCCTAGAAAGACAGCCTCTTACTAAATGTTACAAGCTTAATTAAACCTAAGCCAAACATCTATGGAGGATTATATCATGGCTTTTACATCAGCAGCAGGTTACGGGAATTTGCCAAACGGCAATTTTAGCCCAGTAATCTATTCAAAAAAAGTACAGCTTGCTTTCCGCAAGAGTACAGTATGTGGTGACATCACCAACTCTGATTATTTTGGGGAGATTTCTGCCCAAGGTGATACAGTTAAAATTATCAAAGAGCCTGAAATTTCTGTAAGCTCATACGCTCGTGGGACACAGGTTTCAGCACAAGACTTAGACGATGAGGATTTCTCCTTAGTCGTTGATAAAGCTAACTATTTTGCCTTCAAGATGGATGACATCGAGGAAGCGCACTCCCATGTCAATTTCATGAGTCTTGCAACGGATCGTGCAGCTTATCGTCTTGCTGATCAGTATGACCAAGAAGTTCTTGGCTATCTGTCAGGCTATAAACAGTCTGCTTTGCATGCAAATGCTGGCGCTGTTAATGACCAAGTAAACGGCACCAAAGCTGTTACTACTGCTGGCTCAGATGAGTTGTTGACTTCAATGAAACTCCGTAAGGATTCATTTGGCAACATCACAACTGGTTCTGCTGGGGATCACTCAATCCCATTGGCAGCACGTTTGCCCGGCGCTACTGCTCTGCCGACTGCAACTGCTTCACCTGTAATGGTTGTAGCACGTATGGGTCGTTTGTTGGATCAACAGCAAGTTGATACTGCAGGGCGTTGGCTGGTTGTTGACCCGGTATTCATGGAGCTACTTCGTGACGAAGACAGCCGCTTCTTGAACGCCGATTTCGGTGACTCAGGCTCACTTCGCAATGGTCTAAACCTCAACAACTTCTTTGGTTTCCGCTTGTACGTATCAAGCAACTTGCCTTCAGTAGGCACTGGTGCTGGAACTACAGGTTCTGCAAACCAAAACGCCAACTATGGTGTTATTGTTGCGGGTCATGATTCTGCTGTAGCAACTGCTGAGCAAATCAACAAGACTGAAACTTACCGTGACCCTGACAGCTTTGCTGACATTGTTCGTGGTATGCACCTTTACGGTAGGAAGATTCTTCGCCCAGAAGCTCTTGTTACTGCTAAATATAACGCAGCTTAAGGGAGAATACAAGATGGCTTTACAATCCCCCGTCCGTATTGAGACTGCCGTGATTGCTCACGGTGATCTTACCACTAGTTCAACTCATGACATTGGTACAGTCCCAGACAATTGTGTGGTACTTGCTGCTGGCGCTGAGTGTACTGCTGCAGCTACCATTGGTGGTGCTAACGCAGTGAGCTTTGGTGTAACAGGTGGTGACGTTGATCTGCTAGGTACTGCAGATATTAACGGCGCTAAAACATTGGCTGCTACCACTACTACAGTGAATGGCATCACAAATGTTACTGTTGCTGACACTGTTATCACAGCTAAGCTGGCTGGCTCAAACGCACCTTCTGCAGGTTCGTTCAAGTTCTTTGTAATGTACATGCCTATGGGCGCTACAAAGGCAGCAGCAGAAGTAGATCGTGATACGCTTGCATAAATGAACTAACTTTAGGGGCTGCTTTCGAGTGGCCCCTTTAGGCTATCTTAGGGAAATATAATGGCTTACACTTATCTTGATCTTACAAACGAAGTACTAGCTAGGTTTAATGAAGTAGCTTTAACTTCATCTAACTTTGTCAACTCTCGT